CTTTCTAGTTCTTGACTAGTTGTTGTGTACAAAGCAGAGTTACCTACTGATACTACAGAGCCAGAGGCTGGTGGAGTCATCCACTGAGCGTTAGAAAACACCATTATGAGAACGCCAACTGCGGAGCACCTAACTGTATTGATCCGGATGCTTTTACAAAATAAGGTATTATATCTACTGAACTAGCAGCGGTAGATATCGTTAAGTCAGCACCAGCCGGAGTTTCGTAATCTGTGCCAAGAGATAAAGTTCTACTTCCAGTTCCATCTTGTATAATTACTATAACACCTGATTGTCCAACGGCTTCAGTGCTGGGGTTAGCTAAAGTAACATTCCCCGTAAACGTTAGTATAAAGTTTTGACTAGTGGCAAAATCTAATGTCACACTTCCTGTGTTACTTGTATCTGTAAGAGTAGATCCAATTGCAGCGTGTCCAAACGTTGTAACGCCAGCGGAATCTATACTTAACGCTGTGTTAGTTCCTATAGCGGTTGTTCCTATCTTAAACAAATCACTGTCACCATCATCAACACCCATACTAAATTTAGCTGTACCGCTAAGAGCAAAAGCTAAAAATGGATCACCGTCCGTTGCTGTATTGTTAACAATAAGACCCGTGGTACTTCCAGCGCCACCTAAAGTTAAACTAGTATCCGCAGCGTGAGTTAAGTTAATATCACTATCGGAACCAAAGTTAAGAACAGCAGAGTCTGATGTTAAACTTAAATCATCTCCCACTTCCATATCTGTACTAACGGTTACCTTAGTGCTTGCTGTAAGATCAATAGTAGGAGCGGTAATTTCTACTTCAGTATCCGCATCTATATCTAACTGGCCGTCTGTAGTGGAGGATATCTTTAAAGCCGAATCTCTAAAAGAAAGATACATGGCAGCGTTTAATAAAAGGCCAGCGTCAGCAACATGAGTTAAATTAACATCACTATCTGCTCCAAAGTTTAATATTGCCGCATCTGATAATAAACTTAAATCATCGCCAATACTTACATCGGCTCCGAACACTAAGTTATTAGCTAGAAAACTTGCAACCGCTGCCCCTGATCCAGCACCATCACAATAAACAATATCAGCGGAACTTGTTGCAATTGTTACGTTTGCTCCTGATCCTTGTGATAATATTAAAGATCGGTTCGTTGCGTTTACAAAAAGAAAATAAGCTGTTGTTGTATTAGGCGCTATTGTTATGGTGCAGTTTTGGCTTAAAGATCCTGTAAACTTAATAACTCTAAACATACCGTCTTGAAGATTTTCAGTGCCAGAACCTGGAGAAGCTTCTCTAACAGTAAGGGTAGCCGTAGAAGCATCTGAAAGAGCTACAGATTTATATGAAGCTATTCTATCCAAAATGTCGTAATTAAAATTTGTTGTCGTACCCCACGAACCTGACTGTTCGCCAGTGGCGATTTCCTCAAAGCCGTAGTTTGTTGTAAATGATGATGCCATGATTAAATCCTTATGCCGCTATTATATCTGTCCATGTTGTACCACTGGAAGTGTTTATAACGGGAAAATTAGTTCCACTTCCTGTTGTATCTATTTTTTGCCAAACTACAAGTGTTCCTATACTACCAGTTGCCGAAACCCCTGTAACTGTAAAACTTGTGGCCTTACCTACATCTCCTATTGCACTTGTTGCTAAAACCCCAGTGGGATTAACAATATTAACTTCTGTGCTTAACGTGGGTGTCCCTAAAGACCCCGTTGCACTAACACCCGATGGGGTTATAGTGACTGTTACAAATACAGAAGGACTTCCTACTGCACCTGTTGCACTAACACCCGATGGGGTTATAGTGATGGGTAAGCTTATAACGGGACTTCCTACTGCACCTGTTGCACTAACACCCGTAACACTAACTGGTAACTCTTCGCTCCAAGCACCCTCACCCCAAGTGCCTCGACCCCAGCCAGATATAATAGCCATTAACCTATCCTAATAATCGCCGTAGTAGCAGCGTTTCCTGGATACTGAATAGTAAAATCACCAGCGGTGGAAGACTTATCTCCACCAAAATTTATTACGCATACCGAAGGTGTTGCAGCGTGAGTTGTCGTTCCAGCCGTTCCAGCATTAGCTAATGTAGAATTATATATTAAAGCACCTCTTGCATCAGATATAGTAGAAGTAGAAAAGGTTGTGTCGGCAAAATCTAAAAAAGCGGTAGGCACACTTGAAGCATCTGCAAGACCTAATGTGACACTTGCTAAAGCAGCGCCTCCAGCCGTATAACCCGTTCCACTAACTTCGTTGCTTGTTGAATACCCTGTTGTATCCAAATCAATGGATGAAGAGTTAGTAAACATAGCAATTTTATAGGTGTCAGCGTTAATCGTTGAGCCATCACCTCGAGAGTGAGATGTCCAAAAATGTATACCCGCTTGTATTTCTCTTTTATAAGATCCGCACATAGCGGATGAACCAATTGCCATATCAAAGTCTCCTTATTATTTCAGCTATGTCTTCATGACCTTGCTTTTTCATTAAAGCCCAAATTGTTGTTCTTTCGCTAAGTGCCATACTTTTCATATAATATATAAGTATTTCTTTCAACTTATCTCTGTGCGCTATAGCTTGATCCCGTATGACAGGTGGAGCGTTTTCGCTAACAATCATAATTTTATTTAAGGCCATATCTGCTAATTGTTCAGGACTATGACCACTATTATTACTAGTGTAGACCATCACATTCCCTACATCAGAAGACCCATTTGCTTGAAGCATTACTCTACCTCTCTTCTAAGTCTATCATACCTATACTGATCTCTAGTATTTCGTCCCTCACCAAGGTTTTTAAGCCATCTCATTGCTTCTTGAAACCTACCGTTATAGATGTTTAGTAGTCCCTCATCGCCCTTCATAAAAGTATAAGCCTCAACTAAGGAGCCGTATAGAAGGGCTAATTGTGCATTATCGCCTAACCATGTGGTTCCGCTATCCGAACCAGCGGTTATAGAAGCTGGCCTATAATAGTAATGAAGCTCCATAGTTAAAGCAGAACTTGGAGTTGGCGCTAATATAAAAGCGGTGTCATCCCAATCAGCATAGTATATGGGAATACCTGACGTAGCGGGATTAGGTGTAAAATCTTGTAAAAAGGTTGAGTGTTTATACAACAAAAACTCATTACTAGATCCATTAACAACACTTAACGATAAAGGAGAAAGTATATCTGTAGGCTTTGTTAAAAATTTATTGTTTTCTTGAGTTGTACCCGTAGTATATTTTCTAAAAACGTCAAGCTGAACTTCTTTAAAAATTCTCTCTTCTGCGTTTATAATAAATCTAGATAACTGTGATACAAAAGTAGACTCTGTGTTTTCTGTGTAATCTTGTATCGCTGTTTTTAAAGTTCCAAATGTATAAGCCATGTTAAGCACTCACCGTTACAGGACCAGCGGAAGCAAAAGAACCGCCTCCTTGAACACCGCCAATTGTCCCTGTTTCACTAGATCCACTACTAGAAATATCTATCGTGTAGTCGTATCGAACAGTATCTCCGTATACTTGTGTTATAGCATAACCAGTACTAAACTCCAAAGCGGTAGATGTAAAACCATCAAAAGATTCAGTATTTCTAAAACGAACAATGTCTCCTACAGATCTATTACTGCCGGGTTCTGTAATTCTAACAATAGATGATCCTACACTAACAGACTCAAAAGCATTGTTTGGTAATAAAACTTCTACGGGTGGTTCTGTTCTATCGGGTCTAGCAAAACGTAAAGCTTCTGGATCTGCTATAGCACGTCTGGGGCTAAGTTGAGGTTGTTTAATTTCAAACTCATCTTTTCCTACCATCATGCCTGTCCATTCTTTCACTAAATCTCTCATTCGATAAGCTCTTCCAGAACGATCAGACAATCCCATTGCGTATTTACCTGAAGCATATCTAGGCATCAGGACACACTCAACGAAGAATATGTTGGAACAAGTCGTAAGGCTGTTCTTTCTCCGTCCTCAGAGGCTGCTCTTTGAAACTCTTCTTCATAAATATCTTTAAGCATACCTATTCTATCTGGCGCTCTTTTTACAGATAGGTAATAGGCTAACCCAGCCGTTAAACATGGTAAAAATCTAAAAGGTATATCGGCATCATTTGTAGCTACGTCTGCATCTTGTATGCGTCTTACTCTGTAATAAACAAGTTGATCGGTAGAGTTTTCAGGGGTTGACCATATAGAAATAGTTGGCGTTATTTGTCTGTCTACATAGAACTGAGAAGCTTTTCCTTGAGTTGTTTTATCAGGAATACCTATGTAATCTGAACGTCCAATTCTAGTAAGTCCTATGTCACTGCCACTTCGTCTTACAACAACCTCTAAAACATCAACTGTTGACTGAACATCAACAAGACTAAAGTTAGTTGTAACAGTTGTGGTAGCTCCACTCGAAGAACCCGTAATGGTTTCTGTTGGTGTAAAGTCCTCTGTTGGAACGGTAACAGTAAGTGTTGTAGAGGAAGGTTTTGTTATGACTCCAGCGGTAGATCCACTAGTACCTCCAGTAATAGTTTCTCCTACAGAAAAGCTACTTGTAGCAGCTACTGTTAAAGTAATAGTTCCTATTGGATATGTCGAAATAGAAGATGTAGAAGAAAGTTGAGCTAACGTTTGCGTTAATTCTTCTACGGTCCAAAGATTTAAACCTCTATTTGCCCAATCAGCAAATAATATATTTAAAGATCTTCTAGCAGTGAGAGAGTCGTATCCTGTACGAAGTTCAAGCCCACATCTCTCAAAAGCTTCTTCTGTAATCTCAGCCATGTTTAAATTAAAATCAGACGATCCAGAAGTTGCCATATTTATCTCCTTAAAGGATTATATCATCCTTTCATTAACGAATCTATTTTATTCTCTAATCGATCAAATCGATCATGTAGTCTGGTTATATCTTTTGCAAGATCGTCTTTAGAAACATAATCTCTAGCTACTTCTTCTCTTGTTTTGTTTAAAAGAATATCTAAACGTTGAACTGTAGCGTGGTGACTTTTAAGAAAGAAAAGAGAAATGGCCCCAGCTAATGTGAGAATACCATTCCACATATATGAGGTCATTTCATCCATCTTAATACGATTTAGCAACTTCTATAACAATGCTGTAAGTATCTCCTGAAGAATGTCCCACTGTAGTAAGTAAGATATCTCCAGTAACGCCACTTCCAGCATAATTAGGAAGCCCAGTAACTTGATCTGAAAGATCTATAGTATCGGTATAGTCTGCTGGTAATCCTATCGCAACGACATTAGCTGTTGCGTCATATAAAAGAGTTACCGACATTCCCACAGTTGAAAAAGTAATTTTACTGATACTAATAGAAGTTATTGCATCGCCTTCAGCATTAGTTGAAAGAGTTGACATGTCAATTTTTTTAACTGCCGACTCTCCCGTTCCATCACTAAGGTTAGTTAGGTAAAAAACAGCTTTTTTAGGACCGTCCTGTAGTTTTTCTATGTTGACCGCATCTGCCATAACTTACTCCTTAATCACCTTACACATTAATTAAGCTACTTGTACATACTCAATTATAAAGGTAAAAGAGCCAGCCGTAGTAGCATTTACAGTATTGGTAATATTACAAAAGATGGTGCGTTCTGCTGATGTGTACTGCACAGAAGCAGGAGCAGTAGCAGCGTCTTGAGTTTGAAGAACAAGAGATGTTACCGTAACGTTTCCAAGAACAACAGTTGTACCCCCATCCAATATTTCATCAGTCTGAGCGGCAACAATTTGAGCACCAGAACTCGATGTACCAACTTCATAACCAATATCACCAGTACCAATAACAGGTGCTGTAGCACAAAAGATTTTAATATCTGTTATGATAGTGTTAGCAGGTTGAGTAAACTCACCAATTGCCGGACTATCTCCAGCAGTAGTATTAACTGTAACACCAGTAGCAAAACCCACATGCTTGATATATTTATCTGTAACAATTCCTGTTGAAGCAATATCAAAAGTAGTGGTTTCAGCGCCTGTTGTGGCGTTAGTGTTGATAACTTCAAAGCCGTTTTCGGAGCGGACGGGACCGCTAAAAGTTGAATTACCCATAATAGGTTACTCCTTACAAAGTATGCGACTCTATAGTCTTGTAAGCGTCTGCTGGGGCAGTCTATAAAGTCAAAAATCCCAGAAAATAAGGAGAGAGTTTCCCCTCTCCTTAATTCAGTTAAGCGCCGGGTGAACCGTACACGCAACGTGGGTCAGAGTAACCGAAGCTATAACGCTCACGGGCTTTGTACCGTACATTACCTGTATCAAAATCACCTTCCATCTTGGTAGACATAGGCATACGCTCAAAGTGAACGAAGCCCCTAGGTGCGTCCGTCTTAATAAAGAACGCATCAGAGTCTGATAGATAATGATTAACTGTGTAGCCATTAGGAAGCATACCCATGTTCCTCATAGCATTTATATCATTATCAGAAGTGCCGGGACGAAGAGTAGTTTCAAGAAGACGATCCGCAACAAATTGTAATGCTGACGGAACAATCAACTTCATTCCTCGTACAGATACTTTAAGACCCTTTTCGTCAGTAAAACCCGCTATATCAATAAGCGCATTTTCAAGACTAGTTTCGTTTAAATCAGCAGCAGTTGCTGGCTCATTAGCAAGAGTGTTGTTATTGGTAAGAGGATGGTCTGTAGCACAAAGCTCTTTTCCATCACCACCAGTAACAGTACTATCGAAAGCGGAGTTTAAAACAGAAGCCGCTTTAACTTGCTTAGTATTAGCCATACTACGTGCTAACGCTTTAGTGTAACGAGAAGCAAGACGATCATAAAGATTATCTTCAATAGCTTCCTCAGTAATTGAGAAAGCAAGAGCGATAGTCTCATGTGTGTATCGTGCAGTGTATGCTTCTTGTGCATCATCAAAGCTGACCGCTGATCCTTCACCCTTAACAGGTGCAGTACCAAACCCAGCAAGCATTACTTCTTCTTCAAATGCTCGCTCTGAAGATTCTGTATCAAAAATCTCAGCAGCTTCATTATCATACCTAGCGTACTCTAACCCAAAAAGGGCATTGAGGCCAGGCTCTAGCTCTTTAGCTAGTTGTGCTCTACTTATAGCCATTTCTCAATTCTCCTATACGCCAGTGGTTGAAGGTGTACCCGATGCAATGGACCCAACAGGTGCATTAAACGAGTTATTCAACCTTACGATTGCGCCGATTCCGGCAGATGCATAATCTTCATTCTCAGGATCCTCAACCCATCCCATAACACGTAGTGCTAAAGAATTAGTTGTGGCAAGAGTACTGATAGCCAAACGACCTAGTGAAACACCAGTAGCATCTGTACCTGTTATACCTGTAGAAAGATTTGCGTTCAAAAAGACACTTGCACGTGCAGTTGCCTTACTTGTCCATGAAGCATCAGTAGCAATTACATATAGCTGATTAGGATCATCTACAATAAACGCTTTAACTGGATGATTACTATCCGCACCTGATCCAGGCCAGTAGTTACTCCATGTTGTTTTTCCAGTGACGCTAGAAACATACTCACATCCTTGAAATACGCCTAGATGACTAACAGTTCCACCAGCAGAGTTAGCTGTATGGTCGATATATCCAGAAGCAAGAGGAATAACCAATTGTCCGTGATAGATCTTGTCACTGTTGTCAGAGGCAATTTCGTAAGGAGTATATCCCGTAAGGCCAGTGGAATTAGCTCCTCCACCTAATT